AGCGTTTGTGATATTGGCGATAGCCGTTGAGCCAAGGCATACAACGCTATGGGCTACAATATGCTCCCCTCCGGTGACTACGGACGAAAGCGTTGTTGCAGACTGATTCCCGTCTAAAACTGGAAGTGCCATTGTAAGATACCTTTCTTGTTAAATAGCCCCGATATATTGGGAGTTGCGATGCTCTGAGAAATCCAAAGAAGCAATATAGGTTGAAACTCCGACAGGGGTTGCCATGCAGGAAATTGTCAATCCCCTCTGCCAAGCCCTTTTTGCCGTCCTTATGGTTGGATTTTGGCTTGAAATTCTGGCCATATAGATTGTGCCGGAAACAATCTCATTCTCAAGTTTGTCCTTTAAGGTCGGTGTTTCAGAATAAAAAGCCTCGAAAATGGAACAATACTCGGCATCAAATTCCTCTTGGGTTGCCTTGACCGCAGTATCAGAATAGTTCACGGCAACCGAAAGATCATAAACTCCCGTGTAATTTCCCAAGACTTGCTGGTTTATGGATGCGGAAACAGTAACATAAGGAAAGAGCCTCTTGCCCGTTCGGTTGGTCGTATATACATGAAGGCCGGAGATTCCCCCAAGAAGCCCCGCAACGGCATCCTCGACAAGATATTGAATGGATTGGCTCATTTCTTGGCAGTTACATTGATGTCTAAGGTTATCGTCTTTGCCCAAGTTCTGTTGGTTGCGATGATTTGAGGGCTTTCGTTTGTGACTCTTGCTAGATAAAAGGTGGCACTTGTGCAGTTGGTCAGATAGGTTGGCAAGTCTGGATCACGGTAAAGCTCGGCCATAATGCTTTGAAATTTTGAATCAAAAGCGGAGCGGGTGTTTCCATCTGCCCTTGCCGTGTAGGTTAGGGTGGCTGGAACGCTAAAAACGCCCGTAAAGGGGCCAAGAAGCTCATCCCCTATTCTTGCCTGTGCAACTAGGCTGGGCAGAAGCCTTGGGCTTTCCCTTTCGCTTGTGTAGGGATTTACGCCAGTTACGCCGGAGACTGCATTGAGAAGCCCCCTCTCAACCTCCCTTTCGATTGAGGCCATTAGGTTGTGGGATCGGCCAAGTCTAGGGTATAAGAAAGGCCATCCGTTGAGGTGCTGAATTGGGCAACCATGTACTCATTCCCATCCATGGTGCAAAGCGATCCGATGGCGGGGGCAGAAACCATGGAGGCACAAACCGTAATGCTTTTAGTGAGCCTTAAAATTTCACCGCCCACATCCAGATCGGAGGCAGTCGCAAGGTCGGTTGCCGCCCCCGACACGGGATTCGTGGCAAGCCCAGTCACGCTAACCCATAAATCACTTATCATATAGTGAAGGTCAGTACCAAAATAAGAAGTGGAAATAGCCCCGCCCATCAAACCAAACCCCTATGTCAATCCATTCTAAAAAGCCCCTCAAACCAGAAAACATTATCAACCTCTGCTTCTCCTTGTTGTCCCCAAAACTTGCTTTCCTTCCCATGCCTTACCGCAGAGGCAAGGATGATCGGGGATGAGTTGATAGCCCAAAACTCATCAGCCCCACGAACCGCCTTGGCCAACTGCTCGATTGTTGGGGCGGTGTAGGTTTTAAGCCCCTCAATTCTGACTTCCGGCGGGCAAAGAACCGTGATGTTATCCTTGCCAAGTTCCTTTGCCGCCATCTGAATAATATCCAATGGGTTATGTTTATGAATTTGAGAAATACCAAAAGGGGCTATCAAATGATAATTCCCATTAAGCCCAATAGGCGGCTGTTCATCTAGTAAATCCAATACAATCTCTGTCCTTTTTGCGCCTCTAATTTCTGGATGACTATACACAAAATCATGCCACGGCTTTTTGCTTTTTCTGTAAGCCTCATACTTATCCGGCCATATTTCAAGATCGAGAATTTCCCCTTGGTTATGCCCTGCCTTTACATAGGAAGTCATTTCAAAAACTCCTTGATATTGGGCTTGGCAATCAAAAAAGACTTCATGCCCTTGCTCGGCAAGGAACTTGGCGGCTGGCAGACAGCGGAGAATGTCGCCTAGCCTTTGGGAATATTTGATGGTTTTAAGCGACATCATCTACCACGCTTCGGTCTTGAATATGATTAAAGAACCTATTTAGACGAACTGGCCCGTGGGTCTTTTGTAGTTCCTCCCAAGATTTTAAGAGGCCAGCGTACCCGTAAAAATCTTCCTTAAATGCAACATTCTCTTTTGTGCAATATGCAAAATGGTCGAACACAAGACCAAATTCCTCGGTGATTCCACGGGGGATTCTGCTTGTCTGGTGGTTTAGTTGCGGTGGTTCATGGCTGATAAATTGGATTCCTTCGCCCCACTTCCAAGCCCGATACCACTCATAAGGATAGGAACCAAGCCCGCTTCGGCTAACCACAATCTTTTTCCCTATGTAATAATTGCAATGGAATTGGGCAACCGTTCCGGCCAGCCTGTCTTTCATCAATTCATAAAGGCGGGTCATTTGCTCTGGTGTCCAGAACTCATCGGCATCTTGCTCCATCACAACTCCACAATCCACGCCCTCTAGGGCTTTATTGACCATCTCAATTTTTCCATCCCAAGGCTTGTTTCTCCATTGAACCGAAACCTTGGGATGATGAAGATTCTTTAGGTATTCATGGGTTCCATCAATCGAAACATAATCCTTATGCCATTTGTCTGGAACTTGTTTGCACCAGCGGGTGCAGTTCCTCGGATTTGAAACACCTTCAACAATGCGCCACCGCCAAGGAATTTGAAGTTTTTGGTACGCTTCCAACTTTTGTTGTATGTAAGGCGACCCATTCAAAACGATTGTGAAGATGGTTAGCATTTGCCGTAGATCACGCTTATTTCTGGACAGAAGGAAGCTGAATCAATTTTCCATGGAGTAAGGCTGACCTTATTAAGCCAATCAATGCAGGGTTTTTCACGGTTATGGTGCGTCTCAATCCCTATTTCCAAAATCCCCTCGCTTGTTGAAAGCCCGAATAGTGCATCCTCCATTCCCTCAATATCGCACTTCACAATGGTTGGTTTGTATTCGTAAAGGATTCCAAGAATATCCTCGGTGCATCGGATCGGCTTTTCAATGAAAACGCCCTGCGGAAATTCTTTTGAAAGTCTGGCAATATCCGCTCCATTGCAATCAACCCCGATATATTTGATTGGGTCTTGGGTGATAAAGTATTTGGCCGTGCCGTTGCCAGTTTTGCGCTCCGAGTCCGTCCAAAATCCGCATCCAAGATCGAGAATGACCTTGCCCCTGCAATCAAGAAACTCCCAATGTTCCGTGGGATTTTCCGAATGAATGGTTCCCCTAATCACTTCTTAAAAATGGCCGAGCCATTCCTCCATCTCAAATCTTCCCAAAGGCAATCATAACCGCAACTCTTTAGCCAATGGTAGTTGGCGTGGTTCTTGATATCATTCACATCATCCAATGCGATAACGCCGCCGTGTTTAAGGCGGGGAAACCATTCCTTCATATCTGCCTCTCCGGAAAAAGCCCCGCCATCAAGAAGCAAGAAATCCGGCTGATACGCAAGATAGGCGGTTCCCCACTTGTATTTGGATGCGGTTGCAAGATCATCCTTAAGCCAGCCAAGAATTTGATTAAAAGGATATGCGTTTAAATTTGTTGGTTTTGTCTGGTAAAAATCCCTAACCTTGTCCTCGCTCATCCATTCAATCGGATTGCTTGAAAGCTGATGAATGGCGGTTCCACCTTGCCTCATGGAGAGATTCATTCCATGTCGGCCAATTCTATCTGGATGAACCTCAAAACTGAAAAGCTCTTTTGTCTTGATACATTGGGTGGAGCCGTCTCCGGTTCCTCCCCCAACCTCAACCCCGCACTCAAGCCCCGTGCTGTATTTGGCAAGGGCTTGGCCGAATGGGTCAGCGAGCGTGATTTCTTGCATAATACTCCAAGGCTTTTTTGATGGCGTATTCAATCACGGCTGGCTTGTCTTTTTTAAGCAACACCATTCCAGATTGAAACAAAAGACTTTCTGCCTTTTTGTCATACTCAATATTCCATTTCATATATTTGGTCTTATCGGGCGTGGCCTTGCCAAACTTAATATTTCCAATTTGCGGCCTTGCGCTTTTCATAGATGGTTTTGCCCTTTTCGTAAAACTCCGGCTTGTTGTGGTTCTTAATCAAATCATCCGGCTTTCCGTTTGTAAATAAAGGATTTTCGTGTTTGAACTGAATATGTTTGGCCTCAATCACAACTCCTTCAGCATAAGCCCTTTCGGTAAATTCGTTGTCGGAATAGATGCCATCACTCTCTTGGTACTCTGGGGCAAACATAAACCCGCCCTGCTGTTCCAGCCTCTTTTGCGTTAAAATGGCCATACAGAGCAGTTTGTCGGTTCGTAGCCCATCAGATATTGCCAAGACTTTAGGCTCGTTTGTAGCCCCAATAGCGGTTGAAATTAGGGCATCCCAATGGCGACATGGACTCCAATCGTCGCTCATTTGAATAACGATATCGCCCTTGGCCTGTTTTGCCCCATGGTTCCAAGCGTTCACGATCCCGCCGGGATTGGCTCTGATGGCTTGGTGGGGGGTGTAGTCTTGGGGGTCATCGTGATCCACTACAAAAATCCATTCAACCTCCAAGGGCTTTTGGGCAAGCGTTAGCCATTGATGCCTTCTTTGCCAAGCAATCTGCGGCCTGCCCTTGGTGGCGTGAATAATGCTTATCTTGGGGGCTGGCCTTGCTTTCCTTATCTTTTCAGCCTCTTCCTTTTTGCCAACGCAGACGCAAGCCGTCTCATACAAATCCATCGCTTGCCATGAATAAATTGACTCGACCAAGTTCCAATAATGGGCGGTGGGTCTTGGCAGGCTCATGGCAGAACGAATCGAACCCCAAACCTTTTGCCATTTCCCGTGGGCGGAATATTCAACGGCCAACCAATAATGGGCTTCCCTTCGGTCTGGCTGGCAGGCAACGGCCTCGCCCAAATATCTTAATTTCTCATCGGTTGTCGGGGCGCATCTGCCCATGTTGCAAAGCACATCATAACGAAGCGTATCCTCTAGGTCTTGGAACTGGGTTGCCAATTTGCCGTATTTTAAACACTCAGCCCAATTTGCGGTTAGAAAATGTTCTTGTTGCGTATAATAAAGGGCGTTTGCAGTTGGCTCCAAAACATCCTTTAGGATGGTAAAGTTTCTGTCGGCGGAAGTCTTTTTGTAGCCCTTGGGATTGTGAACCCTAATCACCTTGTCCACGCCAAAGATTTTTGACTGATCCTCGGCAACCAACATTTCGTGAACCCTATTTTTCCATTTGCACTTGCCTTTTAGGGAAACCATTTCCCGAAGGGGAATCAAACCAGCATTGGCCACATTGTAGCGAAAAGCTATAAGTTGCGCCCCCCTTTCCTCGGCTTGCGTTATGGCTTCATCAATAATGCCCTCTGCCCATGGTTGCATCTCATCATCAGCATCCACCCACATCGCCCACTTTTCGGAGCAGGCTTCTAGGGCTGTATTCCTAGCCGTGGCAAAATCGTCTATATGAGGCCAATCTTCTCTTTGATTTTTGTAATAAACAACCTTAGCCCCTGCATCCATGGCAACCCGTTCCTCCTCGGTTGTCGAAGCTGACCCCCCAGCAAGGCAAACAACAAACTCCTTCGCAACGGGTTTGAAACTTTTAAGAACTCTTTGGAGATACTCGGCTTCATTGGGGCCGCAAATAAGGTAGACAGACAGAGGATTTCGCATATAGGATTTAAGGTGGGGCTTGTGTCAATTCATAGAAAAGAAAAGGGGGCTAGGACTTTCATCCTAACCCCCCTTTCGAGGAACACACAATCTATTGTTTAGGCGAAGCTGGTGGTAATACGCACACCAGCATTAGCGTCGATCAATTTCTCAGCGGTGTTCATGCGAACACGGAGAACATTGGAACGCCGAGCTTCATCACGATAGCTTTCGCTAACGAAGCCGCCCGGAGCATCGGCCGACCAAACAAGGGTGCGTCCGATACCGCCAGCGGTGAACTGACCGCTCTGAACATTGGCAACGGTGATATAGCTGTTGGAGAACACGAACCCACCGGAGTAGGCTTTGTTCTTGTTAGCGGAGTTGATCGCCGCACGGCCAACGAGAACCTTCTGGACTCCCAGAGCCGCCGCAATTTCCTGTTCGGACAGCAAGCGGGAACCAGTATCGGAGATAACGCCGAAAAACTGATTCTGGAGCTTGGTCGTCCGGCGGATACGCTCGAACACGGGGGCCGACATGATGACCGTATTGGCCTCATAACCGAGCTTGTTCAGTTCGGTACGGGCATTGGCCACATCGCCAGCCACATCAATGTTCGCCAGATTCGCATTGGTATAAGCGGAGATGGCGGACTGATCGGCGGTGGTGAAGGGGGTCGTGCTGGCATTGACGATGTCTTGCACACG